GTATCTAAAGCTCCTCTCCTTTCCGTTAAAACGTTCTGTGAACACTTCTACATCGAGGCTCCGCAATGAATCAATATTTCAAACAGCCGTCGGTAATGACGGCGCAACAACACTTCTCTAATGTGCCGAGTGCCGATATTCAACGGTCGAAGTTCGACCGGTCGCACGCGCATAAAACAACGATGGATGAGGGCTATTTAGTCCCTGTCTACATTGACGAAGTTCTGCCCGGCGATTCCTTCCACCTCAAGGAAACTACCTTTGCGCGCCTCGCCACTCCGCTGCGGCCCGTAATGGATAACATGTATCTGGAAACGTTCTATTTCTTCGTTCCTTATCGCCTTGTCTGGGATAACTGGCAAAGGTTCATGGGCGAAAAAACTAACCCCCAGGACGATAATAGCGGCATAGTCGTACCCTCGATTCCGGTTGCGCTGTCGAACGTCGTTGCAGGCAGTCTGTTCAATTACATGGGTGTGCCTATCGTTGACGGTGCACATGGGGGCAACACGGTCAACCTTAACGCGCTGCCGTTTCGTGCCTATTGGCTCATTTACAATGAATGGTTCCGCGATCAAAACCTGATTAATTCTATCGTCGTCGACACTGGCGACGGCCCTGATTCTGGAATCGCGTTCATATCGACGAGCTGCGCAAAACGTGGCAAAAGGCACGACTATTTCACCTCGGCGTTGCCCTGGCCGCAAAAGGGCGATCCGGTGGTAATTCCGGTCGGCCCGATCGTCGGTACTGGTACGCCCGATTGGGCTGGTGCGGCCGGTTCGTCGGCTTGGGTCGACCCGGCTCTTGAAGTTACTGTTGATCCTGAGTTGGGAGCGGCGACAATCAATGACCTCCGTACGGCCTTTCAGATTCAAAAACTACTCGAACGGGACGCGCGCGGCGGAACCCGCTACATCGAGATCATTCTCAGTCATTTCGGCGTCCGGTCGGACGATGCGCGCCTCCAGCGTCCGGAATACCTCGGCGGTGGTCAAACCCGCGTCAACATCAACCCTGTACCCGCTACCTTTGCAAATGCGGAAGTCGCGCAAGGCGACCTCGGCGGTTTCGGTACGGCGCTTAACAAAGGTGGTTTCAGCAAGTCTTTTACTGAACATGGCATTATCATTGGGCTGGCTAATGTGCGCGCTGATTTGACGTATCAGCATGGCCTCGAGCGTCTGTGGAAGCGCTTCACCCGTTATGATTACTACTGGCCGTCCTTCGCGCACCTGGGCGAACAAATCGTAGCCAATTCGGAAATCTATCTGACTGGTGCGGATAACCCGGATGGTCTTGCGTTCGGCTATCAGGAACGGTTTGCGGAATATCGCTATAAGCCTTCGCGTATCTCGGGGCGGTTCTCCTCAAATGATCCGGCGTCGTTGGATGTGTGGCATCTGGCGTCGGATTACAGTGCGCTGCCTACCCTTTCTCAATCCTTTATCGAGGAAGCACCTCCCATTGACCGCATTGTTGCGGTTGTCGATGAACCTCATTTCCTGTTGGATATTTGGTTTGATCTTCAATGCGAACGTCCGATGCCGGTGTACTCGGTGCCGGGCCTCGTCGATCATTTCTGAGGTGTAACATGGGCTTCTTTTCCTCGGTTGGAAACGTCCTCAAGGGGGCGGCAGGGGCCATACTGGGGGGCGGCATTGATGCCGCCTCTCAATCCAAAACAAATAAGGAATCCGCGAAAGCTGCACGGGAGCAAATGCAATTTCAAGAGCGGATGTCCTCGACGGCCCATCAGCGCGAGGTGGCAGACCTCCGCGCAGCTGGCCTAAATCCTATCCTATCCGCAGGGGGTAACGGCGCATCGACGCCGGGGGGCGCAATGCCTGACCTCGAAGCCCCCCAACCTGGGCAAGCTATCTCGCAAGCCTTCTCGGCTAAAGCCTCGCGTGACCTCCTTCGAGCGCAAACGGCTACGCAAAAAGACCAGCAAACGGCACTGAAGGCGCAAGCTGTTCAAGCTACTGCATCTGCTCGGGCATCCAGCGCGCAAGCTGCAAAGACCGACCTCGAAGCGGTCTACCAAAATGGCTACAATACGCTCCTACCTGTGATTGCGGCGAACATGGCACAAGACCTTCAAAACAAGAAAACCTCCAGCGCCTACCAACTCACGCAAATTCCGCTCGTTCAAGCTCAAACGGCTGGCGCTCGGCTCATCAATGACATAAAAACGCCCGCTGCTGCAATGGCAAGGGCCTATCCTTCTGCCGAAGCAAATTCGGCTTTTGGCACGATATACGACAAAGCGAAAGAGAAAGCGACCGACGGCTTTGAAGGCCTCGGCAATGCCTGGGGCGCCGCTCGGAATATGTGGGAAGGCGCAAAAGAGTACTATCATCGGCAAAAGGAACGTAGGAGCAACTTCAAATGAATCTGTGCAAATCTATCGAAATCCGTAAACCTCGGGAGCGTTATCGCACCCCGTTCTCTAACTTCGGGCCGTCCATGACGGATCAAACAAAGGCGCTCGAAACTGATATCAATTACATCGTGGCGCGCTATGCGCGCTCGGGAGAATTCCCTCCCCTTCTGAAACCGCATGTGTTTGCGGATGTAACGCAACTTCAAGGGGAACTGTCTGAGCGCCTTGCCTACGCTGAACGGATCATAGGCGAAGCGAAAGCGCTGCAAGAGGCGGCCAAATTGGCCGCCGCTAAACAGGCGGAGATTCCGGCTCAGCCGGTGGAAAGTCAAGTGACATAATCTTGGGGGATACTTAAAGGGGCTTCGGCCCCTTTTTTAATACTCAAAAAAATAAAAAATAAATCAAAAAAAACTTGCACTCTCAAAAAAAAATAACTACAATACAAAAACAAAATGGAGTGCTAAACAATGCTACGCATCATCAAAATCTTAGTTGTCTACCCTGTTCTAATATATCTCATCATTCTATTCTGGACGTTGGTACTCGTCCTCTAACTTAAGGTAAATCAAAATGGCACGCGTAAGTAATCAATCTGTTAAAAACATCATCCTCGCGGATCAAATCGAGGTAAGGGAATCTTCCGAGTTTAAAGGCATGTTCTACATTGCCACTATCCACGCGGAACGCGTCTGTGTGGTTTCTGATACTGAATACCTCGCCAAATTCTTCCCCAACGAAGCCACGGCGTGGCGCTTCGTAAAACGCTATCGTGATCTCGATCAACCCGGTCTGGTTGATTGAAGGAGCCCCGCAGGGCGTGGGGGTAGTGGGGGCGGCGATAGCCCCCAAGCGCCCCACCGGGGCGCACATCCGCCCCCAGGCGGTAAAGCACAAAACTACTTCTCAACTCTCAAAAATCGTGCTACCCTGATGACCATGCTTCCTTGATATCAATGGTCATACTGACACCGAAGGTGTCTCAATCTGGCCCGAAGGGCCAAAAAACGAGGAATATCAAATGTCTAAGCGCGCTCGTGCTTCAAATCGTGGATTCTCTCGCGGCGCTCGCCGCGTCCACCCCACTAATCGCTATTCCCCTGTACGGGGCGGAATCAGGCTGTGATATGGCGTGCTTCTACCCGTTGGAAGGGTGGAAAGCGAACAATCCCAACGACTCTGGTAAGTACCCTGTTACTTTCCGGCTGCGTGAGGGTAATCCAGATTCCCCCCTCGGAATCGCATGTGGTAAGTGCATCGGTTGCCAACGTGACCGAGCAAATGCCTGGGGGATACGGTGCTACCACGAATCGTTACTGCACCTTCAAAATTCCTTCGTTACGCTTACCTATGACAACGCCCATTGTCCGGATCGGGTCAAGGTCGATGACTTACAAAAGTTCCTCAAGCGACTGCGCAAGATGGGCCTAAAATTCCGGTACTTCGGATGTGGTGAGCATGGTGGGCTGACAGCCCGCCCGCACTATCACGTCTTATTCTTCGGGCAGGATTTCCTCGACTGGTCGTTTAAGCCATTCGGCAAAAATCGGTACTATGAGTGCCCAAAATTGGATGAAATATGGGGCATGGGGCATACGCTCCTGGCCCCTATGGAACCCGGCTCGATCTTCTATACGGCCGGCTATCAACTAAAAAACCTCGACGACAAAGATGCATTTCATGTTGCGAGCAAACGCCCGTTTATCGGTGCGGAGTTCCTAAAAAAACATGCCGAGGATGTGTCTAACCTCGGCTTCATCGTAATCAATGGCAAGCAAATGCCAATTCCGAAAGCCTACCTCCTCCGCGATGAATACGCGTTGGAAATGGATTCCGTAAAAGAGGCCCGCAGGGCACATATCGAGGCTAGGACGCCCGAACAAACATGGCAAGAGCGCACAAAAGCGCGAGGTCGTGAAACCAATCTAATCGCCTCTCTGGGCGTAACAAAAAGGTCTAAAGTATGAGAACTGTATTTCAATTGATCCGTGCCGAGGATGGTTGCCGAACTAATCCGGTGGCACTCACCCGTGAGGCCATGGCCCAGGTACTGTTCAACGGTACTGAATACCTCGACGGTGTATCGGCTGATGATTTCGTGTTGTGCATAATGGAGGAACGCGACGAAGCGCAAGGCTTCGACGTATCTAAAGCTCCTCTCCTTTCCGTTAAAACGTTCTGTGAACACTTCTACATCGAGGCTCCGCAATGAATCAATATTTCAAACAGCCGTCGGTAATGACGGCGCAACAACACTTCTCTAA